GATAAGAAATGTCATGGGAGAGAGTGGAGACGATACATCAGTAATGATGATGCTCAAAAAAAATCCAGGCGATGAATCAAGTCCAGCTGGACCTGACGAGTTCTCATTTACAGAAGCTGACATGAGAAACTACATGGATGGACCTGATGATTACACGACAGAGTTTACAGAAAACACTGTTAGAAAGATGAAAGATCTTACATCTGATCTAGGTAAAATTAAAAGTTACGCCACAGGTAAAAAACCCACAATGAAACAATTTATAGAATCTAAAAAAAGACAAGATAAAGTTAGATTTGCAGAAGATAAACCAGCAGAGTATGCAGCAGAACGTGGCCCTGATATTGATTATTCTGATTATGATCCAGACTTTGCATCAGGCGGTATCGCTAGAATGTTAGGTGAGTAATGGAAGACTTACAAGATAAAATTATAGAGTTGATGGATCTCTTCGACGGAGAGGTTACAACTGCAGATAAGATAGATATACCAAAACCAAGAGAAGATGTTCAAACCATAGAGGCAATTAATAGATTTGTGCGAGACAATCCAGTAGGTAAAGCTGATGGTGGAAGAATAGAATTAAATAAAGGCGGTGATCCAAAAATAATAAAAAAAATTACAGATTCGGTAAATCAATATAATAAAATTTTAACCGATGCCTTGACTAAAAAAGACATTAGTAAAATACCTACTTTTCTTTCATATATTAAAAAAAAGAATCCTAACATTACAAATAGCACTGTAAGTAATTATCTTAGTAGAGACATGGTAAAAGTAAAACCACTTTCTAGAGATATAGAAAAACGTAAACTTTTAAATCAACTAGTCGATGAAGCAAACGCAAAACTTAAACATACAAGGTGGATTGATATTGAATCAAAAGTTACAAATTTTGAAGCAAGAAAGGCCAAAAAAAGAGCTGACACAGGAATGTATAGAGATTTAATTGATAAGCTAGATAAAATAGAAGATAAATATAGTAAAGCTTTTCAAAACATATTAGATAATCCTGATGAACCTTTAAATTTAACTTTTAAAAAATATCCTGGTGCAGACACTAATACAGGAATAAATAGAGCGTCTTTTTTAAAAAAATATTTGTATGAACAAGTTCAAGCGGGAACAACTGCTAATATAAAAAAAGCTTTAGACAAGAATCCTTTCTATTCTAAAAATAAACAGTTAATTGAAAAATTTGCATTTTATACTGGAACAGGGGGAGATAGAACTTTTCAAGGCAAAACTTTTAATGAAGCTTTACAGTTTGGAAAAGATAATGCTGGTGGCACTGTTCGTTTTTCTGAAAAAGGTAAAGTAATGAAAGGCCCAGTGGAAGATATATACAATTTTGCTCTTCGTAGTTGGGATACAAGCAATAGACAACAAAAACCTTTATCAGAACAAAAAGTTATATTTTACGATAAGAAAACAAATAAACCAATTAGTTGGGGAGATGTTCCTAGAAATAAAGATGGTCGTAAATCATTAAATAAAAAAGACATATATTTTAAATATACCGAAGATCCTACAAATACAAAATGGGATATAGAAACTGTTAGATCAAAAGGAAAAGCATCAGGTTTATTTGATGAGGTGTATGATGCTTTTAAAGCATACCAAACTTTATTAACAACTGATGTAGACAATCCATTTGGTGAAGGAAAAGTTAAATTTAGTGAAGTTATAAAAAAAGTAGCAGAAAAAGGATATAAAAAAGATCCTACAAAATACGGTTTAGCAAAAGATCATATATTAGGAGTAACTAATGAACCGTTTAAAAAAATTAGAATTCTTCCTCAAAGATTAAATTTAGTTTTAAAACAAATACAAGATATTTCAGGTGGTTCAAACAAATTTAAAAATAGTTTAACCAAAGAATTATTATCTGATTTTCAAGGATTAAAAGGAGATAAGTTTAATCAAGCCGTTCAAAATAAAGTTTTAAATTTAGCTAAAGATATTAATCAAGGTTATATAATTACAGACAGTGGTTATAAAGAATTAGGAAAAAAAATTACTGGAGATGTTAAAAAATTAAGAACTTATTCTCCAATAGAACAAGCGTATATAAAATATATGGCAGGAGAAATACCTCCATACAAAGCTGCTCAAGTTTTAGCTATAACGCCAAAAGGTCCAAAACTTGAATTAAAATACAATCCTAAATCAAGTCAAGTAAAAGGTTTAGCTGCTTTTATAAAAAGTTTAAATATACCTGGACTTAAATGTATGCTTTCTGAAGGTATTAATTGTAATGATCCAAGAGCGTATGAAAAAGCTGTAAATAATTTAACAGAAAAAACAGCACAAGGAGATCAAGTAGCTGCAGCTAATTTAAAAAAATTTACTAGCAAAGTTGCTACGGCTGGTAGATTTATAAGAGGTGCATTAGGTCCACTCGCAATTGCAACTGAGGTTGCAATAGAGGGAGGTTTTGCTCTTAATAAAACTTTAAATGAAGGTGTTCCCATTAAACAAGCGTTTGCTGATTCTTTAACAAATAAATATTTATTGGGACCAAAATTACAAATTGATAAAGAAGCAGAGATTGCAAAAGAGATGGCTAAAGGTGAAGAGTTTGCGATGGCTAAACGTGGTGAAAGAATGATGCTTCCACAAGGTGAAAGTGCAGTTAACAGAAGATTAAAAAAACGAGAAGAGGAAATGAAAGCGTTATATCCACAACTAGATATGGTAAATTTACCTAACAAAGAAATAGATACGATGTTAGCTGATAGGGGAGTCTACAGTCCATTTACTTTAGGTTTTGGTATGCAACAAAAACAACCTGGTATCGGTGACATGAGATACAATGAAGATGTGGCCTACGATGAGATACGTGATATTTTTAACAAGGGTGCTGAAAAAGATATAAGAAGACAACAAATGCAATCAATAGCAGATGCAGGAGGTGTTGCTAATTTAGCAAAGGGTGGCCGTGCAGGTTTTAAATTAGGATCAGTTAGAAAAGGAATATTAAAATTAATAGATGATAGTGTTAAATCAACACCAAAAGATACAACTTCAGCATTAGACAAGTTAATTAAAAAAACACTTGATGAAGATTTGTTTGATAAAAAAGATAGGATTGTAGATACGTTGAATGCAAAAGCTGCTAGAGAGAGAAAAAACTTTCCTTACAATCAACAAATTGGTGAAGAACCAAAAGATCTAGATTTTTATTTAGATCTACAAGAGTCTAATTTTAAAAATAAAACAGGACCTTATTTTGATAGAATCAGAAGAAGAAACAAAGCAGGTGGTGGTTTATTAAAACAGGCAGGTGATAGATCAGGCCCACCACCAGAATCAGGACCAAATCCACAAGGGTTGCAAGGTCTATTAAATCGTGTTAAGAAGGTATAGGAGTAACAAATGGCAGAAATAGACAAAGGACTCCCTAACACTCGTACTAAACTTGACATCCCTTCAGAAGAAGAGATGGCAGAAGAGGTCAGTGTTCAGGAAGAAGAAGCAGAGCAAAAAGGACCAGTTGAAGTAGTACCAGAAGAAGATGGTGGTGCAACGATCGACTTTGACCCAGGTGCAATCAATACACCCGGAACACAAAATCATTTCGATAACTTAGCAGATATCTTACCGGAAGAAAATCTAGAACCGATTGGAAACGAGATGGTTCAAAATTATATGGATTACAAATCTTCTAGAAAAGATTGGGAGCAAGCTTACACAACTGGATTAGATCTTTTAGGATTTAAATATGAAAATAGAACTGAACCATTTCAAGGAGCGTCTGGTGCAACACACCCAGTTCTTGCAGAAGCAGTCACACAATTTCAAGCACAAGCTTACAAAGAATTATTACCTGCAGACGGTCCTGTAAGAACACAGATCATAGGAATTAAAAATCCTGGAACAGAACAACAGTCTGAGCGTGTAAAAGATTACATGAATTATTTGATTATGGATCAGATGAAAGAATACGAATCAGAGTTTGATTCGATGTTATTTCATTTACCATTAGCTGGATCAACATTTAAAAAAGTATACTACGATGTACCGATGGGTAGAGTAGTATCTAAGTTTGTACCAGCAGATGAATTAATCGTTCCGTATACAGCTACCTCATTAGATGATGCGGAAGCGATTATTCATACAATAAAAATGTCTGAAAACGAATTACGAAAACAACAAGTCAATGGTTTTTATACTGATGTTGAATTAGGTCCTCCGGGTTCTAATATAAACGATGAATTAAATAAAAAAGAACGTGAATTAGAAGGCACAAAGAAAACAGGAAGAAATGATCCCGTTTACACTTTGTTAGAATGTCACGTAAATTTAGACTTAGATGGTTTCGAAGATGTTGGAGCAGATGGTGAACCAACAGGAATAAAATTACCTTACATCGTAACAGTCGAAGAAGGTAGTAGGAAAGTTCTTTCTATCAGAAGGAACTACGCGCCCGATGATCTAAAGAAAAATAAAATCCAGTATTTTGTCCACTTCAAATTTCTGCCAG